GGCCGGTCAACCAGGGCGGGGAAAGGGTGAACAGCGACCTCCCTGAACCCCCCGCGTCCAGCATTGAACACTATCGGCTTTTACAGGTCGCCGCAAGCGGAAAAAAGGTCCGGCTCGACAACCGGTTCAGCCGCGTCCGCGAGCCACTGAGCGTTCAGTTGCATCGCACGAATTTGGCCAACCAGGTAGTTCGCCCGCGCGACGATCTGTTTCCAATCGAATTCTTCCAGGTCGCACCGCACCAACATCAAGTCCTGCTCGACCATTTCGATCCGGCCGAGCACCTGCGCGGCCACGTGCCGCAGGTCGTTGGGTAACTCGGTGATGTCTTTCGCCATTGTGCAGTTCCTCTGTTTGGACACGGGGTCGAGCGTGCAGCGCTCGGGCCGCGAACGCGGCCGAGGTCAATTCTCCACCACGACCAGGCCGAGGTCAAGGAACGAAGTCCACGCGGAACCGGACGAACGAACCGCTAATGATCGAGGGGGTAGTGGCCAGCAAGGAAATGGTGTCGCCGGCGGCCAGGGCTCGCGTATCGTCCAGGTCGATTTCCTCTGTCGTTTGAACGGGAGGAACGAACGGCGAGCAAGAGGGGTTCCGCCTGAAGGACACATTCCACAACCCCACGCCGAACACCACCCACTCGAAGCGCATTCGGTAGTTACCCGTCTCTTCGAGGTCAGGCCAGCAAAACCACGCGGCGTCGGGCAGCATGGCGGGCCATGTGGCCTTGATCGCTCCATCGGCGTGGTATTGATACTGGCCGTCTTTAAGTTGGGGCTTTTGACGCACCAGCAAAAAAGTCTCGCCATCTGGTGCGAGTCTGTTAATATAGTCTGTGAAATCTGTCATGGGTTTCTCCTTAGATGTTGGAACTTCAGCCCCGGCCTTACTCGCCGGGGTTTTCTTTTATGAGTATCGGGTGGTGGTCACGCCTTCAGCGGCCAAGGGCAGGCCGGTGGCCCAAGCGGGCGGGGTGCACATGATCTGGTGCATGTGGGCGGCGACTGCATCGGCTTCGTGGGCCGGGCACTCGACAACGATTTCATCGTGGACGTGTAGGACGACGCCATCAAGCTGGCGCAGGGAATGGCGCAAGATGTCGTGCGCTGCGGCCTGCGTGACGTTCTCGCAAGCCAGCCCACGCCACAGGCGGGCGCGGGGCCACTCCTTGGCATCGGCGGCGGGCTTCCAGGCTGCTTTGGTATACGTCACGTTGCCTTCGTCGTCAAATTTGGCGTTTGGATAGCACAGCACCCGGCCAGAGGGCAAAGCATACCAGAGGGTCTGGCCGTCGAACAAGTACACAACACGACCTGCTTTAAATTCATGCCCTTTGTTTCTCATCGCCCGCAGGTACGCGCCTTCCAGTTGCTGGCCGTGCGCCTGCGCCCACGGGTTGGCCCTGCGCCAGCCGTCCACGGCCCGCTGCACCTCGGCAGGCGACAGCCGGATGCCGTAGGCGCGGCCAAAAACCTCGAACGCTCCAGCGCCGCCCAAGAACCCGAGGGCCAGCTCTTGCACCTTGCCCACCTGACGCTGGTCACCGGCCACGTCCTCGTAAGGCACACGAAAGGTAGCCGCTGCGTTGACCTTGTACGGGTCAAGGCCCGAGCGGAACACGTCCAGCTTGGCCTCACCCGCCGGGCAGTTGGACAGCCACGGATGCACGCGGCCCTCGATGGCCGACCAGTCGTAGGCGATCAGGACGTGGCCGGGCTTGGCGATCAGCGCTGGCCGGAGCATCCCTTTGAGAACATCTGTAATGCGCTTACCAAATCTTGGTGTGATGTTGTGTCCACGCACCATAGCGTGGCGTACTTCATCAGGCTCTTTGGCGCATTTGCGGGTAAAGTTGTGAACTTGTGCGCCATAGCTCGACGCTCGTCCGGTGGCAGCCCCTCCAGCAAAAACGAAAGCGCCTCGGACTCGGTGATCTTCTTCATCGGCGAGGTTCGCAAGCCGCGCAAATTTTGCGACCGAAGACGCCCAGAGGTCGTCCGCGCATTGAATAACGTCTGCAACATGGGGCGGAATCTCATCGGGGTCTTCCATCGCAAGCAAGTTAGCCCGCACAGTTTTGTCAATCGAATACTTCTCACCCGTCCACATCAGCTTCTTGGCCTCGGGGCCAACGCGCTCCAGCACCCACTCGCGCATCTTGGGGGATCGCACGCTGGTGATGACGCCCTCGGTGACCTCGGTCACGATCTGTTGAATCTCGACGGTTTCGTCTGCTGAGTATTGCACCGCAGCACGGCACAGCGGCGCGTCCACCAACACGCCACGGTCGTTAATGCGCTCGTTGGTGTGGTAGTCCTGTAATTCGACATCACTCAACGGGCGCAGGGCTTTGCTGATGGCACGCATGGCCTTAACGTCCATTTCACAGTAGGCCACCATCTCGGCCATCAGGGCGGCGTCCTCACGGAACTGGCCGTTAGCCTGCGGCACGGACAGCAGCCGGATCAGCTGACTGCCCCGGTGATCCTTACGCATGTCAGCGCCAGCAAAGCGCCCCACGTCCTCAAGGCTGCCAGGCGCGCAGTTGGAGCGGGCCTGTGCTGCGGTGCAGTAGAACGATTCTAGGGGGTAGTTCTGTTGGAGAACATACCAAAAAATTAACCGCTCGAAGGCGGCGTTGTGGGCGTAGATCATGTGGCCCGTGAAGTCAGGCAGCGGCTGCCCAGGCAGCCACGTCACGACCTCACCGTCGTCGAAGGCGTAGGACATGCACAGCACTTCGGTGCTGGCGTCTTGCGCGTAGTTGTAGACGCCCTTTGCCTTCAGGTCACAGCGCGATCTTGTCTCAAAGTCAAGCCAAAGCATAGTCGGTTCCTTTTCCAATGCCCCCTGTCACGGGGCATCAGAAAAGGTTACGCTGCGCGGCGGCGGCGACCAGCAGGCGCTGGAGCCTCGGCCTCTACTTCTGGCGCGGCTTCAGCAGCACCGTCCATGCTGGCCCACTCGACCACTTCAAACACTGGCGTATAAATTCTTCCATAAGATTTATGAACGTAGTGGTCCTTCTTCAGGCGCACGATAGCCACAGGCTTGGACTGGTCCTTTTCCACTTGCGTGGCGATGGCGACGCCCAGCGCCTGCACGGCTTTCTTGCCGCCCACTGACGTAGTGGTGAATCGTGCTTCCATGTCCTTGTCCTCACCGACGAGGCACTTCAGGGACATACCGATCTGAGTCTCCCAGCCACGCTTGGCACCGGTAGGCGCTGCGTCAAGCTCTGGCAGGGGGTGCTGCACACCGGTCATCTTCTCGCCAAGCACTTCGCCGTCGCCCCAGGCGATGAAGCCGTGAACGAAAGAGAAAGGGTTGACGGCCCAAGTAGAGTCGTCTTCGACTTCAGTCTGGTCAGCACCAAACACCCAGTGGCCTGTCTTGTCCATTTTCAGGATGACAACGCCCGATGTGCCTGCGCCTTGTTCAAGCGCACGCAAAGCGGTGGAGAGGGTGGCAACTGCTGGCAGATTTGCCGAAGAAAAAGTAGCGAGATTTGACATGATTGTCCTTTACTGAAGTTTAGAAAGAGCAGCAGAAAGTTGCTGCCCGATTTGCAACACTGATGGGCGGGGATCATCCTCGCTTGCCAGTGTTGTACCTGACGACTCGGACTTCACCAAACCTTCTGGCAGGTCGCTAAAGCGCTTTTTGAGCGCCTTCTCGGCCTGTGCAGGGGACATGACGGAAGTCTCGACTACGACAGATTCTTTAAGGCCCATGTCCAGCAGCGCCTGCTTGGCGGCTGACTCATCGGTCCATTTACGTCTTGCTTGCTTTTGCACCAGCTTGTAGCCGGGCACTGGCAGGTCTTTCTCAAGCAACTGAAGCGCCAAACCGCGAAGGTCTTTGATCCAGTCTTCTAAGAGGTCTGCATTCTTCAGGTAACGGCCCAGCGTGTCAACATCTATTTCTTTCAGTTGCACCAGCAGGGCGCGGTCCACAGCGCCGGTCATCTTAGGGCACACAGGCTTGGCTGCACACCAGCGGCAGTGCTCACCAGCGGCCAGCTTGGCGTCCGGCTGCTGCGCCTGCTTAACGGCCTGCACCAGCGTCTGCTCAAACTCTTTGATGCGCTCGGGCGTTGTCACCCAGCGCCGGATCACGGGCGGCTGCACGATGACGCACTCAATTTCAGTTGCGCCATCAAACGCCCACGCCAGCGCATCGGTACGCATGGCAGCGGCAGCGTAGAACATCAACTGTTCGTTCTCCTCTGCGGTCACGACCACGCCAGAGCCGAACTTCCAGTCCAGCACAATGGCGCGGTTGCCAATGCGGCCCACGAAGTCGGTCGAGCCGAACACGCCCGGCAGCAGATCGCCAAAGCCCACCCGTGTCTCGACCTCGTAATCCATCTTCTGCTCGGGGTCGATTTCATCAAGCGCGGCCAGTGCAGGCACCAGCTTGTCGTCGATCAACTCTTGCGTGAGCACTTGGTCTTCATGCTTCCAGCCAAGGTATGACTCTAGGGGTTGAAGCGTTGCCAAGTGATCGGCAATCGTGTCGTGCAAAAGCGTACCCTCGTCAGCGTAGGAGCTGGATGGCTTGGGCGGCATCTTCTGCACCAGCGCTACGCTACCAGGGCAGTTGATGACGCGCTTGGCGGTCGAGCCGCCCACGATGTTACTGTGCTGCATCTGCTGTCTCCGTCAAGGCGATCAGGGCGTCGCGCAGTTGCTCTGCCTGTTCGCGTGTGAGATGGGCAGATGCGTAAGCGCAGTGGCGCATGACGCTGATCCAAACGCCGCCTTCATATCGGCTGACGTTGATGCTGGTGTTATCAGCAGCAGCAGGGATGTGGTATTCCATTTGACTGTCCTGTAGTGTCTACCCGAGATTGGGTGATGCAATCATAACACACAAAAAATTTGTTGTGCAAATCTTTTTTTCATGTATTATCACGGCAAAGGAGCAAACGACATGAAGATTCAAACCGTAGCGCTAACGCTTAGTGAACTGCAAGAAGCCCTGCGCGAGTACTGTTTGCAGCGCGGGTACAACCCGAGTTGCGTGATCATCGGCAGCTATGAGAAAACAATCATGGTCGAACTGGAGCCTAACGGCTTGGTGACTGCTGACGAGTTTAAGCATCGTGCTTGAAAAACAAGTCGAAGCCTACCTCGTCAAGCGCGTCAAAGAGTTGGGCGGGCGGGCGTACAAGTTCACCAGCCCCGCGCATCGCGGCGTGGCCGACCGGATCGTGTGCCTGCCCAACGGGCAGACATGGTTTGTTGAGGTCAAGACCGAGGGCGGCAGGCTGTCCGAGTTGCAGAAAGTCTTCATGTCGGACATGGCGCTGATGAACCAAAGGTATGTGTGTCTGTGGAACAAAGATCAAATAGATGGGTGGCTCAATGAAATTCGGTAGCGTATGTAGCGGCATTGAAGCCGCATCTGTTGCATGGCATCCACTTGGCTGGAAGGCCGCATGGTTGTCAGAGATTGAGACATTCCCATCAGCGGTGCTGGCTCACCATTACCCCGATGTCCCCAATCTTGGCGACATGACGGCGTTGCCTGAACGCATTTTGTCCGGCGAAGTTGAAGCGCCTGATGTGTTTTGTGGTGGTACACCTTGCCAAGCCTTTTCTGTGGCTGGCCTTCGCAACTCTTTGGATGACGCCAGAGGTAATCTTTCCTTAGTTTTCTGTGAGATAGCAAATGCAATTGACAAAGTACGATCTGTTCGGGGACTTGATCAGTCCATCATCTTCTGGGAAAACGTCCCCGGAGTCCTTTCCACCAAAGACAATGCCTTTGGGTGCTTTTTGGGAGCACTTGCCGGTGAAGATGAAGCGCTCGTCCCTTCAGGGGGCCGATGGACTAACGCTGGTTTTATTGATGGTCCCCAAAGAGCAGTTGCGTGGAGAGTTCTTGACGCCCAATATTTCGGAGTGGCCCAACGACGCCGCCGTGTGTTCGTTGTCGCAAGTGCTCGAGCAAATTTTGATCCCGCAACGGTTCTTTTTGAGTTCGACAGCGTGCGCCGGGATACTGCGCCGAGCCGAGAAACGGGGCAAGCAATTGCCCCCTGCGTTACAAACGGCCCTCCTTTCAGTCGCACAGGCAACGAGCGAGTAGAAGCAGAGGCAATGGTTGTGCAACCCTACGAGGTTAACAACTGCCTGACAGCCCGGATGCACAAGGGCATCAACAGCACGCTGGATGAGGGGCAGACGCCCGTGATCAGCATCCAAGACGTTCGGCCCGTGGAAAAAGCCCAGAACGGCAAGGGCTGGAACGATGATGGCACGGCCTACACCGTGGACACACACGCTACGCAGGGCGTAGCGCAGCCAATCCCGTTCGACACCACCCAGATCACTAGTGCTGCCAATTACAGTAAACCAAAAGCGGGCGATCCATGTCATCCATTGGCAGCCGGAGCTCATCCACCTGCGGTGGCGCAGCCATACATTGGTGGCGTGGATTATGAGAACAATGGGCATACGATGGAGCAGCCAACTGGCCCATTGCTCAAGGGTTCCCCAACGGGTGGCGGGCGACCATTGCCAGCGATTGCAACGGCCATGCAGGTGCGGCGGCTGACTCCAGTCGAATGCGAACGCCTGCAAGGGTTCCCTGATGGATACACCAACATCCCTTGGCGCAAGAAGTTGGAAAGCCCAGACGGGCCACGGTACAAGGCTTTGGGCAACTCATGGGCTGTGCCAGTTGTGCGTTGGATAGGAGAGCGAATTGCTAAAGCTGCGTGACTACCAAGAGACAGCCGCTGACTTCCTGTACGAGCATGACCGCGCCATGATCTTGGCCCCGGTGGGTGCTGGCAAGACAGCCATCACGCTGACGGCCATGCAGGCCATTCTCAAAGACGGCTACGCCATGCGCTTCCTCGTCTTGGCCCCCAAGCGCGTCTGCACCGACGTGTGGCCGGTCGAGGCACCGAAGTGGGCACCCGGCTGCACGCTGGCCGTGGCCGTGGGCACGCCAGCGCAGCGCAAAGCGGCGCTTAACAGCGGCGCTCAGATCATCGTCACCAACTACGACAACATCCAATGGCTGGCCGAGCAGCGCTTGGCGCACATCAACGCGATTGTGTTTGACGAGCTGACCAAGTTGAAGAACCCGTCAGGCGCACGCTTTAAGGCGCTGAACAAGGTCATCGGCGATGTCGGTATTCGTTGGGGCTTGACTGGCTCGTTCACCAGCAACGGTTTGGAAGACGTGTTCGGCCAGTGCAAGATCGTGGACCAGTCGTTGCTGGGCCGGGCCAAGGGCGCGTTTCAGCAGCAGTACTTCACGCTGGTCAACAAGGACTTCGGCGACTGGCGTCCCCGCCCTGGTTCGCTGGAGTTGGTCATGCAGCGCATCAGACCCGCCACGTTTGTGCTGGAGCCTGGCGAGTACAAGGACAAGCTGCCGCCCCTGCGTACCGTAGAGGTGCGCTGCAAGATGGACATGACCGGCTACAACAAGATGAAGAAAGAGTTTGTGCTGGACGACGTGGTGGCCGTCAACGCTGCTGTGGTCACGCAGAAGTTGCAGCAGATGTCGTCGGGTTTCATCTACTCCGACAACGGCCCGGTGTGGCTGTCAGCGCATAAATTTGAACGCCTTGAAGAACTGCTTGATGAGAACCAACATGCGAATACCCTGCTTGTTTACCAGTACCAAGAAGAACTTGCCGAGATTAAGCGACGGTTTAAACGGGTTGTCACACTCGATGATGACGACGCCATTGACCGTTGGAACCGGGGCGAGGTCAGGTTACTGGCTGTCCACCCCAAGTCAGCAGGCCACGGCCTCAACCTCCAGCACGGAGGCCACCACGTTGTCTTCCTGTCCCTGCCTTGGTCGCTCGAACTGTACGAACAGACCATCGGGCGCTTGCATCGTAGCGGCCAGCGGCATGACGTGTGGTGCTACGTATTTCTGACCGACACGACTGTCGATGAGAAAATTTGGGGCGCGTTACATGACAAACTTTCTTTATCTCAAATCGCCTTGGAGGCACTTAAATGAAACGCATCGACCAATGGAAAGCCAAACTGCGGGCGGCCAAGTCTGAGCTGAAGCACAAGACGCGGCAACTTAACGCGGTGCAGCGCACGCACGATCACACGGTCAAACTGATTGAACAACTGGAGAAAAAAATTGAACTACACATGGCGAAGTCTTAACAAAGTGCTGGCGCTGCTGCCAGAGGTGGACGTTAAAGCGCTGCTGGACTCCGAGATGGCAAACGCCCGGCGGGTTAAAGTAATCGAACGACTGCACCAACGCTACAACACGCTGCGTGTGGCTAGAGAGAGGGCCGAGCTGCTGGCGCAGGCCACCCAACCATGAACAGGTTTGCGGCGTGGGAAGCGCACAACCTAGCGAAGTTTGCACAGGAAGCCGCAACAAGGCTGACTGAGCAAGACGAGCTGATCAAGAGTCTGGAAGCAGACTTGAAGGCAGCGATCCGTGCCTACCGGCACTTAGTAATCGAAGGAGCAAAAAATGAAAGTCTACCCATCAGTACCGAACAAAGATTTTAAGTGGAGCAGCGGCGCAGACGTGCAAACGACTTGGCGCAAGTGGGGCTGGACCCCACCGTCCGAGAAGATGACGCCGCCCCCGCCAGAGCGCAAAGTTGTTGAGCCACTGCGGAGGTTCAAATAATGTTGACACGGTTAGAGCAAGCCGAGATCGTGCGCCAAGTCAAACGCATCTTGGCGTTGCAGCGCCGCAACCGCGCAGGGGTGCTGAGTAGCCGCATGACCGAAAAAAGCGAACGAGTGTCGAACGCCAAGGCGTTGGAAAACTTTGCCGATTTTCTAAAGGAGTTTTGACATGAACGATTGCAAACACCGCTGGGAGCCTGTACCAAGCCAGCCCCTGTACCACTGCGCCCGGTGCGGCGCTTTTCTGAGGATCATCAAATGACACCCAAACAAGAAGAAGCGTTGCGTGACTATTTGCAAGAGGTCATAGTTCCGTTGATCGAAGAGGTGCTTGTCAAGAAGTTAGGGCAAGCCATGACGTTTGCAAAAGAAGAACTTAAGCCAAAACGTGAGTGGCAGGGGCTGACTGAAGATGAACGCGATTCGATCTTGAGATCAGAGAGCAGCATTTTTGATGAAACCGAAGCCATTTTGAAAGCCAAAAACACATGACGCCCGAAGAACGTGAGAAGGCCATCAAGCGCAAGCCGTGGAAGTTCTGCCGCAAGTGCAAGTGCGACATCAAGTCGCCAACGCAATACTGCTATGACTGCTACAAGGGTCATAACTTTACCGCCAGCCCCTACGGGCTTATCAACGCAAACAAGGCGTTTAAATTCGTACCCTCGGAGAACAGATGATGACTGCATTTGAACTGATTGAAGCCAACGGGCTGACTCTGCATGGTGACATTGAACACTTTGCTGAACTGGTTCGTGCCGATGAGCGACAGCGAGTGACCAACTTGTTGCTGTATATGCACAACAAAGCCGCCGCTTACCACAACTATTACAAGCACGCCGCTGTTGAACTAAACCGTAAAGCTGGTGAAGGAGAGAAGATATGACTGCATCCTTATATAACTGCGGCCACTGCGGAAGACCGCAAATCGTGGGCAGTCCTTGCCTGTGCTGGAGGCAGGGCAACGAGATGATCTCTATTGAGAAGCTGGGTGTGGCAATTAGCGACTTTATCGGCCAGCACGGGCTGATGTGGTCCGATGCCTTGGTTCTAGCATGGCAGGAAGCTGAGGCTGATTACACGGATGAAATGACCAATGCCCTTAACCAAGGTAAACAACCATGATCCCCGAAGACGAAGACAAGCCCACCCCTGCCGACAAGCAGCTTGGGTGGGTGGTGGCGGCATTCATTGTGCTGATGCTGGGGCTTTTAACTTTGAGGAGTTGTTTATGAGTAAAGCAAACGAAGCCCTTGACCGGATGGCAGAGAACGCCAGAGAGTTGGGGCTGGACTACGAGCCTGATGGGATGCACCACAACAAGCCACAGAAACGCCCACAGAACTGCGGGACAGGGTATTGCTCTTGCATTGAGTGCGTGATGGAGCCAGCACAGCGCCCGATCAAGACTTTCCACGGTGGAAAGGCGTGGCCTGTGCAAGAGCCAGCACAGCGCACATGGGTTGGGCTGACGCTGGAGGAGTTGTCAGAGATTTACAACTTCACGGAATGGGACACGGTGGACGGCTGGGGATATGAACGAGCCATCGAAGCCAAACTCAAGGAGAAGAACACATGACCTTTCAGGTTATCTTTCAAGTTGAAGGAACCCCAGTACCCAAGGGCCGCCCAAGGTTTGCCAGGAAAGGCAAGTTTGTCTCAACTTACAGTCCAAAAACCACAGTTGACTATGAAATTAAGGTTGCTGACGCTGCCATGACGGCAATGGGCTCACAGAAGCCCCTAGAAGGCCCCATAGTGGCCTGTATTTACATCACCCTGCCTACCCCAGCCTCCTACAGCAAAAAGCGCTTAAACGCCTGTTTATCAGGTGAGGAGCGTCCAACCAAACGCAGTGACATCGACAACTTCTGCAAAGCTATCTTTGATGGCATGAACGGAATTGTTTTTGAGGACGATAGTCAGGTGGTGTCTTTGCATGCAACCAAGGTGTATGGGACTGTAGGTTTGGTTGAGGTGATGGTGCAAGAACATCTCCTATAGGGTTTGTCCTAATACCAATCAAGTTGATTGACCATCACAATTGAGGCTCCACAACAGGAGAGCATCATGATGCAAGAGCAAATTGAAATTGAAAAAACTATTCGTGCTGAGAGCGGCAGTTATTTGCATGTTTCTGAATGGGACGATGGTGGAGCATGGCTGAAGTTGGGCGAAAACCGCTCAAACATTTACACCCCATTGACTCGTTCTGAAACGGAGCAATTGGTGGAAGCTTTGCAAGCTATCTTGGCAAAAGAGGCTGAGGCATGAGAAAGAAGAGCAAATACAAACCCAAGGGTGTACGGCTAGATGCTGTTAACTGGGTACTAGCTGGCATGAGAAAGGTAGGAACACTACCAACTGCTGGTGTTGGTCTAAAGCTAAAAAACCATGAAGCTTTGGATTCCATCATGACAGGTCAAGGAACAAGGGCTCATGTTGATGTGCTGATCCATGCTGTAAACATGGCAGAAGCTTTGATCCGTATCCGTGATGACTTGGGTGCTGATTGGGCAACAGAGATCAAAGCTGCTCAGGACGCTATCTACACAATGGGTAAGCGGGGTGTGGAGAAGAACCGTTTTGCCTTTACAGGACCAGAGATGACTGCTGTCAGGGTGGTGATGGATGTCCATGATGCCCAGCTAGATGATTGTTCCGTGAAGGAAATGGAAAAGGCTTTGTACATTGTTTCTGAAGAGATCCGGCTAAAGAAGTGCCGACCAATTATGGAGACAGCATGATGGACGATCCATACCACTACGAAAAGCCTGAATGGTTGGTACTCAAGCAAAGAGAACACAACCGCAAGTTAAGAGAGAAGCGACTAGGTAGGCCAATAGGAACCTGGGGTGGTAAACGTCAGGGTGCAGGTCTGAAGAAAAAGACAGAAGAACCTAAATACACCAACTTAATCGCATTAACTCTAAACAGTATCCAAAAACAAGTACTCATAGAAATGGGTAATGGTGATCTGGATACTGGTGTACAGAACTTAATCAACCAACACATTTGAAAGCAAAGCATGACTAAAACAGAAATCCTTGACCACTTTGCCTTGTACGCAATGCAAGCGCAAATTGAAAAAATGGGAATCACAAACCCGTTTGCTATGGCTCAGACAT